CGTTCGCGCGACCGATACCGGTGACGAAAACACCACCGTTACTCGCATGTATTTTCGTGACCACGCCGACGTTCTGGATGAGGTCGTTATTATATGGTTTGACATTAGACAAACCACCTGGGACAGTGTTACTCACATATACAGTTTCACCCGTTAAGAATGTATCTGTGACAACACTGAGAGCCTTACCGTACGCGACTGCCGTACCCTCCTGACCCGGTGTGAGGAGCTGATTTGAGAGACCGATACAAGGCATCGTAGATGGATCATCCGATTTCGCGAGACCAACGTTCAGTATGTTTGAATTGTGGGTCCCTTTGACATAGACAGCATCACCCGCTTCGATATTTACACCGTTGAGATCGTTTCGGATTTTGATATAGGTGTGTACGGGATACTCATTGACCCAATCCGTCCCATCGTATATGAGTATCTGATCAGGAAGAATTGAAGTAATAGAAACATTCGCCAATTGGTTCAACTTGACTTCAACATTGGAGGTGAGGTCGGTCGTCAAAGCGGTCGTAGGGTTTGTAAATCGAATCGTGTTGGATGTTGTGTTCCCATGGTCGGAAACGACTTGGAGTGTGACATTCGAAAGGAGACCACCGTCACCGAAATAGGTCAAAGCTTGGATATTCGACGAGACGTACGCGTTCCCTTCGACGTGGAGTTCTGTGGATGGATTCAAAGTCTTGATACCGACCCTGTTTTCTGTAGAGTCGACATAGAGTGTGTTCGTATCCACCGTAAAATCGTTCGCGACCGACCCCGAAACCGCCGTGAGCGCGCCCACGTTGGAGGTTCCGTGAACATCGAGGAGGTACGCGGGTGCTTTCGTACCGAGACCCACGCGACTTGTCTCGGCATCCACGTGGAGTGTATCCGTATCAACCGTCAAATTGGAAGAGACATACACGTTACCCACGACATGAAGATTGGCATCGGGAGACTTGGTCTCAATTCCAACGGCGTGTGCGGTCGAATCGACGTGGAACGTGTTTTCATCAACTGTAAGGTCACCCGACGTGTACACGTTACCAACCACATGGAGGTTCGCGTCAGGAGTCTTGGTCTCGACTCCGACACTATGTGTCGTCGCATCCACATGGAGTGTATTATCATCAATGGTCAAGTCCCCAGAAACATAGACATTACCCACAACATGTAAATTAGCATCCGGATCCTTAGTCTCAATTCCTACAGAGTGTGTTAGTACATCCACATGGAACGTGTCATCATCAACGGTCAAGTTTGAAGAAACATACACGTTACCCACAACATGTAAATTAGCATCTGGGCTCTTGGTCTCGACTCCGACACTATGTGTCGTCGCATCCACATGGAACGTGTCATCATCAACGGTCAAGTTTGAAGAAACATACACATTCCCGACCACGTGGAGTTTAGCATCAGGTACTTTCGTCCCAAGACCGATGGATTGTGTACTCGCTTCGACGTGTAGCGCATCCGTGGCCACGGTAAGGTCGTCGGACATGTAGACATTACCGACGACATGAAGTTCGGCATCTGGGTTCTTTGTTTTGATCCCAACACGTTCAGTTCCAGCTTCGACGTGGAGTGTATTCGTCGCGACGGTTAAATCATCGGACACATACACGTTACCAACAACGTGTAAATTAGCATCAGGATTCACTGTCCCAACTCCAACGGAGTTGTACTCCGCATCAACATGAAGGGTATTTATCGCGACGGTCAAATTACTGGAAACATAGACATTACCTACAACATGAAGGTTCGCATCCGGGTCCTTGGTCTCAATACCGACGGAGTGTGTCAGTACATCCACATGTAGAGTATCTTCATCCACAGTTAAGTTCGAGCTCACATAGACGTTACCTACAACGTGAAGGTTCGCATCCGGATCCTTAGTCTCAATGCCGACGGAGTGTGTCAGAACATCCACATGAAACGTATCGTCATCAACAGTTAAGTTCGAGCTCACATAGACGTTACCTACAACGTGAAGGTTCGCGTCAGGTTCCTTGGTCTCAATGCCGATGGAGTGTGTCAGTACATCCACATGGAACGTGTCTTCATCCACGGTCAAATTACTGGAAACATAGACATTACCAACAACGTGTAAATTAGCATCCGGATCCTTAGTCTCAATGCCGATGGAGTGTGTCAGTACATCCACGTGGAACGTGTCTTCATCAACGGTGAGGTTCGAGCTCACATAGACGTTACCAACAACGTGTAAATTAGCATCCGGATCCTTAGTCTCAATACCGATGGAGTGTGTCAGTACATCCACATGTAGAGTATCTTCATCAACGGTCAAGTTTGAAGACACATAGACATTTCCTCCAACGTGAAGTTCCGCATGTGGATCTGTCACTTTGATACCGACTTTGTCCCCCACAGAAAGAATATCTGTCGTGTGTGTATTTCCGGTCACGTATAGAATATTTGAACCGAATTCATCCACGAAAAGGTTTGACCCCACATCCAATGTATGGGTCGGTGTCACATTCAGAATACCCACATTGGATTCTGTGAGGACTCTACCGTATACTCGAACATCGAGTGTTTCATCTGTGTTTGGAACAATGGTCGAACCGAATGAACTGCTGTCCGTGTACGCCAACACGAGTTCGTTCGAACCTTCCCGAAATCCCATGGCGACATTCGACAATGGGCGATACATGATGATACCGAGATCTGAAGAAACGTTATTTTTTCCGAGTTCTATGATTGGATCTTTTACAACAGTGTTTACAGTATTCACTGTTGTGAGCGCCCCATTCACTGTCATGTTCCCATCCACCACCAAATTATCTTGAACATATGTATTTCCCAAAACAGTGAGAAGGTTTGAACCTTCAATGTCTATATTAAATGTCGAACCTACATCGAGTGTGTGAATGGGGGACCCATTAGCTACACCAACATTGGAGAGAGTCGTGACAGAAGTAATCGCGTTATTGAACGAGACTGTATTTGCGGTAACATTACCGTTAATCACAGCAGCTTCGAGTGTAAAATTGAGAATATCTTCAGCAATAGCCCCCGAGTCCATCACTTCTTTCGTGATTTGATTATACGCCAATACCGTGATATTCCGGTCTGAGAGATCCGTACGTATCCGTAGAGGTGTCATATACACAGAATCCGAAAAGGGTATATCAATCTGTGTGTCACTCGCGTTGAACACGATCGTATTTTCCGCCTGGTCATCGGTACAGTTTTTACCGAACCTAATCTTGGTGGAACGTTCCACTGTCGGCAAGTTCTTGACCATTTAATATAGAATGTCATTTTAATTTGCGTACAAGAGACCAGCCATACCGTTCTCGATACGGAGGATGTTATAATTGACCGCATAGATAGGGTCGTTGATAGGTAAGTCTTCGCTCATGATCTTGGCTGAAGAGAGACGACTGAAATTGAGAGTCCCTGTGGGTTGAAGGGAACTCGTTGATAAACAGAAGCAGTACAAGAAGAAATCGGGAGAAGTTACAAAGTTTGTGTGGTAATAATTCATGACATCAATGTAATGTGGTTTCCCCCATTTATAGTTACTGACGTCCAAACCATTAATGTTGAGTTTGACTTTATTAGATGTGGAGGTGAGTGCCCCATCTGTAGTCGTATCTGAAGATGCGAGATACTTGACAGGATGGTTAAATGTCAAGTCTTGTATGATCGTACCAGAAGCGATATTTTTCTGAACCTGTGTGATCAGGAGGTCATGCTTACGGGAAGCGATGTTCCCACGCTCTTCGTTATCGAGGTAATAATAGTTGGCGTAGCACTCGATGTTATAATCGGACGCCGCAGTGGCCCAATGAATACGAATTTCAACGTTGTGGTAATTGAGTGCCACGAGAGGGATGGCACAATTGGGGTCCTTCACAAAAGAAGAACCGAAGAGGGTAAAAATACGATCGAGCGCTCACACCTGGATGTGTTCCGTTCGCACTCTTGGAAACATTCTGGGCGAACGTATCGATGGCAATCTTTTCCGTGAAGATCGAATCTTGGGAATCAATCAGAGACCCCCCGATATAGAGTTCCACTTTATCGATGATCGTGTCCCATCGCTGAATGTCGAGGGCTTGGGCGGTATCGTCGATCGTGAAATAGACATAACCGAGAAGGTCTCCAGATCGTTCGAATTGAACGCTGGACATAGAATTGTTTTTCACTGCTCCATGGATAGTTTGTTTTTCGATGGACTGTGAAAAATTAGCATGTCGCTTGAATGTTGAACTAAAGAAAGATATTTCAGGATTGCCTATGATGTATTCATCCTGGGCACCGATAGCGATCAATTGAACAATACCAGCGGACATGGTATACTACTTTAACGGGAGAAAATTACAAATTAGGTTTTCTACACACGAAACGAATTACGAGAAAGTTTTTATCACTGGCACCTGTGCGAGCGATCGTGGTGCCATCTTGGTTACGAATAGTGACATTGAAACGATCGACTCGACGAATCGGATCTATGTATTGTGTCGCAACTGGATATTCATCCTTGAAGGTTACAAAATTGTCTTCAGACTTTACGAGACTCGCAAACGAACCGCGAAGAATACTGAGCGGAGCCTGTCCATCATACACATTGGAGGTGCGATCACTGAAAATGGAGTCCAGCTGTTCGATTGATACATAACAATGTTCGGTGGCGACTGTCGTGTTAATACGAGCAGTGAGAAGTCTCGCTTGAACAACATTCTTCAGTGGCTGACTCAGAAAACATGTGAATGTATTAGCACTGTCTTGTCCAATAGTATCAATTGTGATGGTGTGATACTCATAATTGAGGTCAGGAATCGATTCCGTCGGCGAAGTGATGAGAGCCATTTATAGTTAGCTTAGATTAAAGATCCACCGATCCCATCCGCGATTTCATAGTTTGCGAGATCGGACACAAACTTTTGAGCGCCACATAAGCCACCTGGGGTCAGGGACTTGGTGTAAGGGCTTCCACCCTTGCGACCAGGGGTACATTCGACCTTGTGTTCCAGGTCGAAGATGGAGCCTTCGCGAATGGGGGTCACTTTGATTGGCCTGGGCTGGTACTTACTGGTGTCACGGGTCATGGTGAGTACGACGATGATGAACATCAAGACACCGATGGACATGAGTGCATTGCGGTTCGTCTTGTTGAGGTTGAACATTTACTATAGGGTTATATTTTTTTAAAGTGCGTTAAAGGTAATTTTTTAGTTTCCATATAGAGAGTAGATGGACGAGGAAATCGTACTCGACCGCGGAACGACGAATGTTATGAAATTGGACGCCGATGAGCAGGCACTCATGGATGAGATTCAAATTTCGGTACCTCGCCACAAACCTGTGCCACGACCTACAGCATATAATGCCCCGCCCCAGCGACAACAGCATCAGGAAGCTATGGATGCGTTCGTAAATCCCAATAAACAGTCAGCTCCTCAGCAGCCCACGCAAGATGAAGAGATTGATTACGGTGAGGATGAGCCCGCATTTTATGATGATGAGCCCATGGGTCCCGGATCCCAGGAAGAACAACCTTCCAAGGGATATACGTCAGTGGATGAGGAAAAGTCCGATCTTCTCAACAAGTTAGCTCGTCTGGAGAAGAAGGGTTTTGCGGTTAATAAGAGACTGACCGCATACTCGAACGTGGATGAACTTAGGGCAGAGGTCAAGCGAATCACCTATAGCATTGATGTAGAACAATCGATCCGGTTCTCTCGACGAATGCTCGTCGCGTGTGTGACCGGTCTGGAATTTCTCAATAAGAGGTACAACCCTTTCGAGATTCAACTCGAGGGTTGGTCTGAGTCTATCATGGAAAATACGGATGATTACGATGGTGTTTTTGAGGAACTGTACGTGAAGTATCGATCGAAGGTCAATGTCGCCCCAGAAATCAAACTGATTATGATGTTGGGTGGTTCGGCGATGATGTTCCACTTGACCAACAGTATGTTCAAGTCTGTCATGCCCAACATGAACGATGTGATGAAACAGAATCCAGACTTGGTCAAGAACATGATGGCGGCTGTACAGAATACCACGCGAGCCCCTGGTGGTCCCGCCACTGATGCGCCAGTAGGAGGAACAGGTAATTATGAGATGCAGGGTCCCGGTGTGGATATTTCCAGTCTCATGGGTGGTATTATGATGCCTCCTCCGCCACCGATGAACACGATGATGGGTGGAGGTGTTCATGAGAGTATCGCGGACGATGATGATATGTCGGATATCATGTCCATCTCTGGTGACTCTACCGGGGGTGAGGTCAAGGATGTGAATGTTGGTGCTACTAAACCCAAGCGAACCAGGCGAAAAAAGAAGACGGAAATTAATCTCTAATTACTATATAAATGATAGCGTACTGCCCGCTGGAGGAACTGGATCCTCCTGTTCGGCAGGAGAAGCCTGTCATGAAAGAGGTAGAACCTCTCATTGGGCTTGAAGAAACTGAATTGAATTATGTCATCATGGCGTTCATTGCCGGCGTTGTTTTACTTGCCGTCTCTGATGTCATCAGGGCATAAATGTATATTGTATTTACCGTGGGGTATAGTCCCCCATAGTAAATTTAATAACCGAAAGAGGTTGGTATTTCTTCACTCGAAAAGTCATCCGGACCTCCTGTATTACCCGTGAAGAGCCCCAAGACTCCTCCATTTTTAGAAGTTACGAGTTCTACATATATATCATACGAATATTGACGATCGGCCGATGGATCGAAAGGTGTGATGATGAGCCCCTTTGTTCCCACGGATACAGTTGAGCTCCACGGGTACTCTGTATCCGCACTAAATATATTTTTGGTTCCCACTGCGATGATTTCATCGAGCGCACCTGTTGATTCATTGTGTGTCCCACCTTGAACTTCTAAAACGATCGTACTCATATCACGGACAGAGGCACTATCCAATCGTCTTACCATGGCAATTATCTTCGCATAGAACGCCCCATTTCCAAATCGGAACTGGATATCTTTGGATTTACTATCAAGTCGTATCAACGTTTTTGAATATCTTTTACATGCGACTTCATTCGAACCTGAGATAAAGCCACCACCGACATGAAGTGCTGTGTTCGCGGTCGCCTCACCGAGATCGACGGCGACTTGGTTACCCAGATCGATCTTACCATCGATTGAGAGATCACCCGTGATTTCAAGGTTACTGTTTATGATCATCTCATTCGAATATGGGTCGATATACACGTTACCCGAAACGTCACCGTAAATATTGGAGACACCCCCAGTTGTTTTGATTTCTATTATCGCATTACTGGAGGTCGCACTCTCTACGCGAGCGGTTCCATTATAGACATGGAATTGTGTCATGGGTGCGGAGGTTCCCACACCGACATTACTCGTGTGTATCACGTGAAGACCGTCAGCCTCGGCGCCATTGTTCATGCCACCCACGACGATACCATGAATCGACCCAGATTCACTGTATCCTCTCACGTACCCACCATAGTTATTATTTGTGTTCAAACGAATACCGGTTTTCGTGTTGGTTCCAGGACTTTCGAGTTTAAGAACGTCTATGTCTGCTGTCACACCCGAATAGATGTGTACATTCGCAGTCGGTGCGCTTGTTCCAAATCCGATGAGACCCTCGTGTGTGAAACGAGCGTATTCAATGTCATTTTGTTTAAACACAATCGGTGATGTACCTAAACTATCGAATGTGTTGTTGAAACCACCAGACGTGAATATATCCAAGTTACCAAACTTCAGTTTCTGTGTCGAACCAAACTCTAAACCGCCATTCACGAAAAGAGTCGTACCCGCATCAAGCGCCGTTTCTCGGACAGGGTTAGGATCACCCATCATGATTTTACCATCAGTACGTAAGAGCATTGAACGACTGAGATTTGATCCGTTTTCTATAGCATCTTCAATCAATTGACCCGTTATAGGTGTATTCGTGGAGTATATTTGGAACAAGTGTTCAGCTGCTATGGACCTGATTCGATCGGGACCCGCACCTGAAGTCGAATCTGTCCCTTTAAAGAACAATAATTCAGATATACCGTCATCGGCATCGTATAACCGCTCACGTATAAACGTGTTACCAAATTCGTCATTGAGAACACCACCAAAGGTTAATTGGGTTCCTATGGTTACGTTCCCATTGACTTCGAGTTTATCCCGGGGTGCGTCCGTACCGATTCCCACGTTGCGGTCACTGTCACTTATATACAATGCTATCGCAGTTGGATCTACAACCTGTTCATGATTTTGTGAGATTCTGAAATCGTTATTATTCGCGACACCGACGGACCAACCCGAGCGGTTGGCACCATCACTCAAAATGTAACTGGAAAATGCATTTCCCACGAGTGATTCAGCTTGTGCGGACATGATGGAATCTCCATTATCGTGATTATGTACGAGTAATCCATTTGTTTCTGGGTTACCTATACCGGTACATTTAACTTCCAAATACGCTGTAGGTTGTGTGTGACCGATACCAACACGTCCGTCTGCGCGTAGTGTCAAAACTTCGGTTTCATCTGTGTATCTATCATCTGATAAAAATATATCAAGTTTAGATCTAGATTTACCCGATTCGAGGTCATATTTTCCCATTTTAAAAGTCGCACGCACGCCATCACAAACAGATGTACCCTCCCGTGTTAAATGCATTACATTTTTCACATCAAGCGTACTATTACTTATCGCCGTCGTGTTAGAAACGACCAATGGCGTTCCATTGACATCAAAACTATTGTCATATTGGACCGGACCATTAATAATCACCGTACCCCCCGAGGTATGGAGACGACCTTGAGGTGTGGCTGTTCCGATACCCACATTACTCGTTTCGAGAATGGTCATCTTTGGTACCCCCATAATATCCGTGGTACTCGCGTAAAAGTTGAGACCTTTTCCAGT